TCTCCCGCTCCCGAAGTCGCCCGAATCCTAGTCCCTAAGCCCTAAAGGTTTCCAAATGGCCGCGAATACGAATAAGCCTCCGGGAATAGGCGCTTTACCGTCCACGCGAATGCGGGGGGCACACGTATACCGCACTGTGCGCAACAAAACCCCGATCACAATGGCCGATTCGGTACTCGCATTCGCCGTTGAGTACCCGGAATGCGAAAAGCCGAAATTCAAGTCGCTCTACATCGCCGCATTGACCATCGCGTACTTGATCGACCAAGCACCCGGTGCCGCACTGGTCCGGGAATTCAGTATCGCCAACAACAGACTCCGCAAAGAGGTCCTGAAGCAATATGGCGAGTCGACCGAGGATGAATCGCTCTCGGATCTGCTATGAGCCGCGACCAATGGCTGGTAGTCCTCATAACTAGCTGCGTAATCGCCGGCGTGGCCGTCGTCGTCATAGCGATTTTGGCAGCCATGTCATGACCGACTACGGCCCGGTCGTGAAGTTCACCGATCCGGGCCTGCTGGCGCCCCGCTACTACACGCCACCGCTGTCGGATGTCTTCACCAGTGACGGCCCGCAGACGCGCCACCTGTTCTCCAAAACGTGGAAGGACCCGCAAACCGGCCGGTTCATGCAGCACGATCGCTGGCAGGCCGCTGCAATCGACCACCTTTTAGAGACTTTTCCACCGGGGCACGAGATGTCCGGCGAGCTACGGCACCGGCAGGGCGTCATTATCGTGCCTCGCCAGAGTGGTAAAGGCATTCTCGGCGGCACGCTCACAATTAAGGCGCTATTCCTGCACGTTCCCTCACCGATTGTGGTGGGCACGGCCGGTCGTAACGCGACGCAGGCCGGAATTGTGTTCCGCCGGCTGCGGGAGACGATCCGATCAAGCAAACCCCTGGCCAACGAATTCCGCCGCACGCCGAGCGCCCGGACGATGGAATTGAAAAACGGCGGCACGTACACCCTCCATCCGAGCAGTGGCGACGCCGTGCAGGGTCAGGATTTGACATTCGGGCTATTAGACGAGCTGCACCTAGCCAAAACGGATCTCTGGGTTGCGCTCACCATTGGTCAACGCGGTCAGCCTCGTAGCATGTTGGTTGGGCTGAGTACCGCAGGCGATGAGACCTGCGAGTTGGTCAATTCACTCACTGAGCAGGGCCGCGACCTATCCGATACGCCCGATCCGGATAGCAGATTCTTCTTTGCAGAGTGGTCGGCACCGGAACACTTGGACGTCCGGTCGGAGGAAGCTGTTCTCTCCTGCAACCCACGCGTATTCGAGGGTAAAATTCCGCTGTCATTGGTGATGGAAGACAATAAGCGGTTTACGGAGCGGGATGTTGATAGGTATACGCTCTGCCGGACGGTGCGCAAAACCAATTCATGGATGCCTCTCGACCAGTGGCAGGCCACGGCCCGGAAGTCGGCCGAGCTACCCAACGGGCTGAAGCCGTCTGTGGCGTCCTGCGAGATCACGGCGGGCGGCACGTACGCAACCCTCACCGTGGCCGCCAGCGACGACGGTGGGCGGGTTCACACGGCCCTGTACGCGAGCGTGCCCAACCCCCGCGACTCCCTGCTGGTCGAGCTGTTGGGCGAGCTGGACGCGGCCTTCCCCGATATCGTGCTGGTGCTGGACAGCCTGAGTGGCAAGAGTGTTTCAAAGCTTCTCGCGGACGAGGGTAAAACACCCCGCGTGGTAACGTTAAACGACGTTGCTAACGCCACGGCGTGGACGATGGCCGCAATTAAGGACCGCAGGCTGACCCATTGCAATACCGGCCTGTTGAATCGTCAGATACGCAGTGCTGAAGCAAAGCTATTACCAAAAGGCGGCTACAGAGTGGTTCCGCCGAAGGGCAATCACGTTGACGCTATCCAGTCGATGATTATCGCCGGCTGGATGGCAAACAGGCTGGCGGACGAGCCGGCTGAGCACCCGATATCGCTCGGATTTGGATGAGTACATGGGCACACTTCAGGACCGGTGGCACGCCCGGCGGGTAGAGACCCGGGAAGCGGCGGCGCCAACCCTCACCGACATCGGGCCGCGCGCCATGAGCCGGGGACGTCCGGACTACGCCAGCGGCACGAACGCGCTGGCGGTCGCTGCGGTCTACCGGTGCGCGTCCATTCTGACCACGCTGGCTAGCTCGCTGGACATCGTGGCGATGCGGGTCGGCCGACCGCTGATCAATCAGCCGAGCCTGGTACGCCGGCCGAACCTGGACGAGCCACGCCGCGTGACAATTCAAACCACGGTCGCGGCGATGGCACTCTACGGGGAGTGCGTCTGGCTGACCCCCCGGTCGAGTTTCGCCGAGACACCGGCCCAGATCACCATTCCGCTGCTATCCGATATCCACATGACCTGCGACAACAGGCGGCGGCCGGTGTACGAGGACACCACACACGTCCTGCGGCCATATGAGTACCAGCACCTGAAGCTCTTCAGAATTCCGGGCGCGCTGCACGGGCTGGGGCCGATCCAGGCGGCACGGATGGCGGTTCAGGGAGCCGGCGACCTCGAAGAGTACGCCGGACAGTGGTTCGGTGAGAACGAAATCCCGGAAGGCATCCTCACGACCGACCAGCACTTGTCGCAGACTCAGGCTCAATCGACCGCTGATATGTGGCGGGAGCAGCGGGCGCAGAACAAGACGGCGGTAATGGGTAATGGCGTGAAGTACACGCCGCTGCTGTTGAATCCGGCCGATGCGATGTTCGTGGATGTTCACAAGTTGCGCACGGTCCAGGTGGCCATGCTCATGGGTGTTCCGGCGACCATGCTCGACGCTCCGTCGGCGGATTCCGCCGTGTATGCGAACCAGTCGCAGAAGAATCAGCAGCTACTCGACCTCACCTTGCGCTGTTATCTCGGTGAGATCGAGGGTGCGTGGGGCGAGCTACTCCCGCTGGGCACAACCGCACGCTTCTCCACGTCGGAACTGTTGCGACTGAACGAGAAAGAGCGCGCGGAAACAAATGAGATTCTGATCCGCTCCGGCCAGCGGACTGCAAATGAGTGCCGGGCCGATGACGGACTAGACCCTATTAATGCTCCTGCTCCCGTGGCGGTGAATCCCCTTGCCTGATGACCCGATTGTTCGATACACCATTCCGGCGAGCACGCTGGAATTACGATCGGCCGACGCTGCCAATCCCGACACCGGTCGTACCGTGGTTGGACTCGCGTTCGCTCGTAATGAGACGGCCGAGATCATGCCCGGGGTGCGGGAGCGGATCGAGCGCGACTGCTTCGCCGGTAGCGAGCACGTTCTACTGAGGACGGAGCACGGCACCACGATCGGTCGGGTCCAGTTCCGCGAAACCGACGCCGGCTTAGAAATCGAATCGAGTCCTATCAGCCAGACTAGCGCGGGAAATGATGCGGTCACCCTCGTTCGAGATGGCGTGTGGGATCGCTTGTCCGTCGGTTTCATGCCGTTGGAGGGTGGCTCGCACGTCGAACGGGACGGCACGATCGTCCGCACTAAGGCACGCCTGCTGGAAGTTTCTCTTACTGGCATTCCGTACTACCAGAATTCAACCGCAACACTCCGAGAAGCCGGGCATGAGCAGCCCGACCAAGAAAGGAACGAAAACATGCCCGACACAGATATCGTTGAACTGACTGCCCAGGTGACCGAGCTGCGGCAGGCGAATGAAGACCTGGTCCGGCGGATGGAGGCACTTCCATCCAACCAGACCCCGGTCGCGCTTCCGGGTGCGCAGTTCCGCTCGGCTGGGGAATGGCTGAAGGCGCTGGCCGACCCGGGCAGCCGGGAAGAGGCGATGAAGGTCGTCACCGAAACCCGCGCATTCACCGGTACCGCGCTCGCTGACACAGACGTTGCAGGGCCTACATGGTTAGCTGACCAGATTCGCATCGTGGCTGACCTGTCCGTGGCTATCGGCGCGTTCCGGAGCGCTCCGCTGCCGGCGACCGGCACACAGATGGAGTATCTGAAGTTCGGTGATTCGTCAATTCAGGTGCAGGAGCAGGTCGCGGAAGGTGACGTCTTGGCGTTTGGCAAGCTGTCTCTTGACACTGACTCGGCCGGCATCAAGACGTACGGCGGATATACCTCGATGTCGTTCCAGGCGATCAAGCGGGCGCCTATCGACGTCGTGAGCACATCGTATGAGCTGCTTTCCCGACAGGCCGCGCTGCGGAGTAACGCGGCGTTCGTCTCGACAATGACCGGCGCGGTTACCGGCTCGTATCAGACCGTCACCCGGCACGGCGGCGCCAACCCAACAATCGATCAGTGGGTTGATTCGATTATCGACGCACAGATCGCACTGACCAATACGGGTCTCGGTCTGCCGGCTGAGGGAATTCTCGTCAGCACCGATGTATACCGTTCTATGCTGCGAGTGCGCGACGGCGACTACCGCCTTGTCACGCTGCCCGGCATGACGGGTAGTGGCTCGACGTCCCTGGGCACCGTGAACCTCGGTGCCAGTGGGGTCGGCGGGACTGTCCTGGGCTTCACAGTGCGGGTGGAGCCTGGGCTTCCTGCCGGAACGCAGTGGCTCTACAACAGGGCCGCCGCGACGTGCTGGGGCGACCGCACGCCGACCCGGCTCGGCCCGGACGATGACATTACCCGGCTTACCAGCGAAATCAGTGTGTATTTCCTGCAAAGCCAGGCAGTGCAATTCCCGACCGGCATCGTCCGCATCGTTCCGGGCGTCTAGGACGGGCGAAGTAGCGGAGAGGGGTGGCCACCGTGGTAACTACCGGCGATGCTGAGGAATTCATCGCGTCGAGTGGCACGGTGGCGTCCCATCTCGCAGCCGCAAAGGTCCTGGTGGATGACTACGTAGGCGCGAGTGACATTCCGGATTCCGTTCTGGCCAACTGTTACATGCAGCTTGCTCAAGAGCTGCAATTACGGCAAAGGAGTCCGGGCGGAATTACCTCGTTCGCTGGCGGCGAGGTCGCTACCCGAGTTGCCCGCGATCCGATGACATCGATATACCCAATTCTCGATCGATATGTCGTTGGGCTGGCGTAATGGCATTCACCGACGTCGCCGACAAACTCCTCGTAGACCTGACCGAGGCGGTCGCGGTCACCGGACACCCCGGCTACGTGCCGGGGGTCACGGTCGGCACCTACTGGCCCGACAAAGTGAATGCTCCGACGATCCTGATAGGCGCGGATGAACCGTTTATCACTGGCGGGCAATTCTTCTCTGAGTACGAAGTACATCTCAACGCGTCCATCCTGGTTATCGATGATAGAGAACAACTGAACAAGCTGATTGCTACTGTGCTGCTGGCCACGACAGACTACGCACTGACGAGCGTGTCAGCCCCCGGTCGTATTACCTGGCAGATGGTCGACTACATCGGTGCGGTCGTCTCACTGGCGCTCGCCACTAAATTGTAAGAAAGGGTAGGTCATGGCACAACTTGGCACAAAGACATGGGTGTTACTCGTGCAGGCACCCGGAGTAACAGGTACCGGCGGATACGTCGACTACTCGGACTCGGTATCGTCGGTGACCGTTGACGTTGACGATAGTGATCCCGACTTCCTCTCACTAGCCGCTGCTCGCGGAGCCGGTGCGAGTCAGTTCACTCTCAAAGTAACAATGGCGCAGGATACTGCGGCCGGATCTTTCTGGCGACTGATCTGGGATTCGTCCGGAAGCAAATGCAACGTGAAAGTCAACCCGTACAATACGGCGGCACCCACCGTCGGGATTCCTTGGTACGCCGGGGAGATCACGTTGGCTATGCCTGGGGGCACTATCCTAGGTTCGGACGCTGATCGGTCTTCCACGGCGAGGGCTACCGTGGATGCCGAATTCAACTTCACCTCGAAACCCACAGAGTTGACTTCCTGATGGGAAACGATCTCGTCTCGGTCAAGGTGGAGGGGCTTTCCAAACTGGTGAAGTCGCTCTCCTTACTTGGCGTCGAGCTGGAAGACGTCCGAGAGGTTTTTGGGCCGCTGTCGAGGGAGGCTGCCCGGCTGCTGGAAGCGTTCGCACCGAAGGTCTCCGGCGCGCTGGCGGCCAGCGCTCGGCCGGGGCGATCCAAGAATCGCGCCACGGCGAGTATCGGCCGCAAATCGGTTCCGTACGCCGGCCGGGTGGCGTGGCAGCCCGGCTTTAGCGCTACTGGCTTCGGCCTGGTGACTAAAGTTGATGCGGTTCTGGCCCCGACCGTGATACCGCACCTGGAAGCGGCCATTGGTCGCCTGATCCGTGAGAAGGGCTTGGCGTGAGCATCTCCGGCATGACGTCGAATGAGGCGATGAAGAAAGTCACCCTCTTCTACCTCATCGCGGCCGAGAAGCACTACGGCTCTAGTGAGGACTGGACACCCATGCAGTGGACCTCAGCCGCGCTGTGGGCGAACGAGTGCAAGCGGCAGGGACGACGGCTTGACTGGGACGAGATCGACGGTGAGGACGGATACAGCCTCGAAATGATCGGGGACTATTTCGAGGATGAGCCGAAGGTGCCGGACGAGCTGGCCGGTGAGTCGGGAAAAGACGTCTCGCCAGTCGACGAGCCGCCAAGCGACTCGGCGAATGGTGCATCGCTACCGGGTTTGGACCTGACGTCTTCTACAGTCTGACCATCGAAGAGGCTAACGCGTTCATCGAAGCAGCGGCGAAAGCAAACAAGGTGAGGAGGTAAACATGCCCGGCAACGTGGTACGACTCAGCGTCGTGGCTAATGCCTCCAAGGCGATTTCAGAACTGAATAAGGTTGGCACGTCGGCCACCGGCATGGGTAAGAAGGTCAGCGGCGTCGGCAGCATCCTTAAGGGCGGCTTGGCGCTCGGCGGCGTAGCGGTCGTCGGCAAGTTTTTCAAGGACTCTGTCACCGGAGCGATGGACGCGGCCAAGCAAACCAAGCTGCTGAATTCACAGATCCGCAATCT